TTCCTCCTCGACTCGTTCACCGCCATGCAAACCGTCCTCAAAGCCGGAGGAGCGATCTACGTCTGCCACGCCGACGGCAGCGGCAACGCCTTCCGGAACGCATTCCACGAAAGCGGATTCCTCCTCAAACAAGTCCTCATCTGGGTGAAAGACCGGTTCGTTCTCAGCCGACAGGACTACAACTGGCAGCACGAACCCATCCTCTACGGATGGAAACCAGGAGCAGCCCACAACTGGTACGGACCGTTCAACCAATCCACCGTCCTCGACAACGAAACCGACATCACCGAACTGAAGAAGGACGAGCTCATCAAACTGATCGAGGACATGCGGAGCACCACCACGATCATCCGGCAGGACCGACCGAAGCAGAACGCCGAGCACCCCACCATGAAACCGATCGAGCTGATCGTCCGCCTCACCATGAACAACACGAGAGCAGGCAACATCATCCTCGACCCGTTCGGAGGCTCCGGCTCCACCCTCATCGCAGCACACCAAAGCAGACGCATCTGCCACACCCTCGAGCTCGACGAACACTACTGCGACGTCATCTGCGCACGCTTCCAGAAACTCACCGGAATCAAACCGATCGCAGCCGCCACCGGAAACGAGCACGACTTCCTCGGAGACCAGTAATGCCAAAGCCAACAGGACGACCACCCAAACCAACCGAAGTCAAGAGACGCACCGGCAACCCTGGCGGACGCAAACTGCCAGACACCGGAGTTGTCGAGCTCCTCCCCGCCATCGACCAAACACCGGAACCAGCCCGACCGCTGTCCAACACCGGACGCCAACTGTGGGAGAGAGCATGGCGCAGCGGCAGAGCATGGCTCGCAGACACCGACACCGAACTGCTCCTCCTCACCTGCGAACAGCTCGACGAACGCCAAATCCTCAGAATGAACGTCCTCCAGAAGAACGACTGGAGAGACCGAGCAGGACTCCGAGCACTCGACAAAGAGATCGCCGCCAACCTCGCCATGCTCGGATTCTCACCGGTCGACCGGACACGACTCGGAGTAGCAGAAGTCAAAGCACAATCCGCTCTCGAGGAGGTGCGACGACGCCGTGCCCAGCGCAACGAAACCGGCTGACCAGCCGTGGCTCCCACGATGGGCAACACCGTCCAGGAGCAGCACCACAGACGGAGGAGACGTCGCAGACTACGCCGAAACACTCCTCCACGTCGCCAAAGGACCCCACGCAGGAGAACCGTTAGCGTTCACCGACTGGCAACGCTGGCTCCTCAACAACCTCCTCGAGCGACGCCCAGACGGACGACTCCGCTACCGGAGAGCACTGATCGGACTCGCCCGCAAGAACGGCAAATCGCTGCTCGGTTCCAGCCTCGCCCTCTACCACCTCACCGAATCGCTCGAACAGGCAGAAGTGTACGCCGCAGCCGGAGACCGGCAGCAGGCACGCATCGTGTTCGGAGAAGCCAAATGGCAAATCCAGAACGCACCCGAGATCGCAGAACACTGCAAGGTGTACCGAGACGCCATCGAATACAAACCGACCGGAAGCATCTTCCGAGTGCTGTCCGCAGACGCCCGACTTCAGCAAGGACTCAACCCATCCCTCGTCATCTTCGACGAAGTCCACGTCCAACCCAACCACGATCTCTGGGACGCCCTCACCCTCGGCTCCGGAGCACGCATCGACCCGCTCGTCGTCGGCATCACCACAGCCGGACACGACCGAGACAGCCTCTGCGGAGAGCTCTACCAGTACGGCACCCGAGTCGCAGCAGGCGACCTCGACGACCCCACCTTCGGATTCTGGTGGTGGGAAGCAGACGAGAACTGCGACCTCGACGACGAGACCGCATGGCACGCAGCGAACCCGAACCTGCACGAGGAGCTCCTCGACGTCGAAGACCTCGAAGTCGCAGCTCGCCAGACACAAGAGCTCGCCTTCCGCCGCTACCGGCTCAACCAATGGACCCGCACCACCGAATCATGGCTCCCCGTCGGCACCTGGGAAACCAGCGCAAACCCGAACACCCGACTCGAAGACGGAGCAGACACCTGGGTCGGAATCGACATGGCACTCAAACACGACTCCATCGCCATCGTCGCCGTCCAGAAATTCGACGACGACCGGTTCGTCGCAGACGCAAACATCTGGCTCCCCGACGGAAACACCATCGACGTCGCAGCAATCGAACAGCACCTCCGAGACCTCCACCACAACTACAACTGCGTCGAACTTTGCTACGACCCCGCCTTCTTCGAACGATCCGCCCAAACCCTCCTCGACGACGGCATGCGCATGGTGGAGTTCCCACAGAGCTCACAACGCATGGTGCCCGCCTGCCAACGAGCGTACGAAATCATCTGCGCAGGCAAACTCGAGCACGCAGGCTCACCCGTCTTCACCGACCAGGTGCTGTCCGCAGCCCCACGACAGACCAGCGAAGGATGGCGTCTCTCGAAAGGCAAAGCGAAACGGAAGATCGACGCTGCGATAGCCTTAGTGATGGCTCTCGACCGAGCATCACGACCACCAGCACCCGAACCGACCGTAGAGCTCTGGGCAGCATTCGAATGAGGAGCGACATGAGCAAGCGCACCCTAGCAACCGCACTACAAATCGGCGGACTAGTCTCGAGCGCAATAGGTGCTGGACTCGCACACCCCGCAGCAGGATTCATCACAGCGGGAGTCGGGGCAGTGCTACTCGGCATCGCTCTGGAGCGTGACTAATGGCATTAGCAAATCTGTTCGGCAGCAGCGAGGCACGCTCCTACGGATACTCGTGGAACGACTACCTCCGACTGTTCGAAGACTTCGCCTACGCAGGACACCGCTACATCGCACCCGTCACCTCGCCAGAAGAACTCACCGCCCTCCAGGGACAACGCAACCCGATCGTCGCAGCAGCCATCCACGCACGCATGCTCGTGTTCGCTGAAGCACGATTCCTGTGGCAACCATTCCAAGACGGACGCCCAGGCAGACTGTTCGGCAACCAAGAGCTCGCCCTCCTCGAACAGCCGTGGACCAACGCCACCACCGGAGACCTCCTCGCCCGCATGCTCGTCGACGCCGACCTGTACGGAAACTCGTACTGGGTGAAGATGCAAGAGCGGAACAGCGCACACCTCATGCGACTCGACCCGAACCGAGTCATGGTCCTCACCGGAGAAGTCAACGACGAGCAGACCGGCAGAGCATGGGGCAGACACCTCCTCGGCTACGCCGTCATGGACGACAACCGGCAAGAAGTCACCATGTTCACCCCAGAAGAAGTCTGCCACTTCAAACCGCTCCCCGACCCCGAGCACGACTTCCGAGGACGCACCTGGCTCACCACCGTCATGTCCGACCTCGAAGCAGACAACGAGCTGTCCACCTACAAACACTCATTCATGCGGAACGCCGCCACACCCAACCTCGTCGTCTCCTTCGACCCACAAATCACCAAAGAAGCCTTCGAAACATTCGTGCAACGCCTCGACGCATCACACAAAGGAGTCGACCGAGCGTTCAAGACCCTGTACCTCGGAGGAGGAGCAGACGTCAAAGTCGTCGGAGCCAACTTCGACCAACTCAACCTCAAAGCCGTCCAGGGAGCAGGAGAAACCCGCATCGCAGCAGCAGCCGGAGTGCCCGCCTCCTACCTCGGCATCAGCGAAGGACTCGCAGGCTCCGCTCTCAACGCAGGCAACTACGGAGCAGCCCGACGCCGCTTCGCAGACGGAACCATCCGACCGCTATGGCGCAGCGCAGCAGGAGCACTCCAAACCCTCCTCGCCCTCCCCGACCCCACGGTCCGCCTCTGGTACGACGACCGAGACGTCTCCTTCCTCCAAGAAGACGTCCTCGACGCAGCCGACATCCGAGCAAAGGACGCAGGCACCATGCGACAGCTCGTCGACGGAGGCTTCGACCCTGACAGCGTCGTCGACGCCGTCACCACCGGAGACATGACCCTGCTCCGCCACACCGGATCGCTGTCCGTCCAACTCCAGCCACCAGGAACCTGACCATGCCCTACTTCATCGAAGACGACCACCCAGACTGCAACGCATGGGCAACCGTCAAAGAAGACGGAGAGCTCATGGGCTGTCACCCGACCAAACAGGACGCCATCGACCAGATGGTCGCCCTCTCCCTCGAAGAAGGCATCGAACCAGGCGGAGAACGAGCCGAACAACGACAAGTCGACACCGACCCACCCGAATACATCCGCAACGCAGCAGCACGAGGACTCGAGCTCAGAGCCGAAGGCTACGGAGGAGACGGAACCACCGACAAGACCATCCGAGAAGCCCGCCAAATGGCAGACGGAGTGCTCACCGAAGACAAGATCATCCGAGCCAACGCATGGGGAGCACGACACGAAGTTGACCTCGACGCACCCTCCAACAGCGACAGCGACGCCGACGGCTGGCCAGGCAACGGAGCAGTCGCACACTATCTTTGGGGAATCAACCCGTTGAACCCTGAGCCTGCCCGAGAATGGTTCGCCCGCAAAGCAGAACAAATCCAAGAGGAACGAGGCAGCGACATGACCGCCACGATCACAAGAGCGACAGACAACATCGTCCGCCAACTCGACTTCAACGTCGAACAGAACGCAGACGGACTCACCCTCGACGGATACGGAGCCGTCTTCGACCAGTGGACAACCATCGAAGACAACTACGGTGAATACCGAGAGAGGATCGCCCCAGGCGCATTCAAACGCACCCTCGGAATGCGGATGCCAATCCTCCAATTCGACCACGGCTCCCACCCACTCATCGGCTCGATCCCGCTCGGACGCATCACCAGCCTCAACGAAGACGCCCACGGACTCCGAGTCAAAGCACGCCTCTCCGACAACTGGCTTGTCCAACCCGTCCGAGACGCCATCCGAGACGGAGGGATCACCGGCATGTCATTCCGGTTCCGCATCATCGACGAAACATGGAACAGAGGCAACGACGGCATGGAGGAGCGCACAATCCGAGAAGTCGAACTGTACGAAGTCGGACCCGTCGTCTTCCCCGCCTACGAACAAACCACGGTCGGTGTCCGAAGCCGAGCAGCCCTCACCGCCCTCCAAGATGCCGAAGTGCGCAACGAGATTGCGTTAC